CAAAACAAGATATTGTTAATAAATTAAAACCTTACAATGTTGCCTCTGTAAGACCTGAAATAATTGACCCAAAAACAACTTCAGTTTTATTAACATCAACGGTAAAATATGATTCAAAATCAACAACTAAATCAAGTGATACTTTAAAATCAGAAATTACAACTGCTGTTACCAATTACAATACAAATACTTTACAAAAGTTTGACTCTGTTTATAGACACTCAAAATTAACAGGTATTATTGATAATGTTGATACAAGTATATTATCTAATATTACAACAATTAAAATAAGAAAAAATTTTACACCTACTTTATCATCATCTACAAAATATGATATCTACTTTAGAAACTCATTATTTAATCCACACTCTGGCCATAACGCAATAGCAGGGGGTATTTTAACTTCAACAGGTTTTAAAGTAACAGGTAGCGATTTGGAACAATTTTTAGATGATGACGGTAACGGTAATGTTAGAAGATATTATTTGTCTTCAGGTATTAGAACATATGCAAATGACACACAAGGTACAATTGATTACACAACAGGTCAAATTACATTAAACTCTTTAAATGTGGCCTCAATTTCAAATATTAGAGGTGCAACTTCAACAGTTGTTGAATTAACGGTAACACCAAACTCAAATGATGTTGTTCCTGTAAGAGACCAAATTGTAGAAATAGATATTGCAAACTCAACTATAAATGTTACAGCAGACACTTTTGTTGGTGGCTCTGCTGACGCAGGTGTAGGTTACACAACAACATCAAGTTATTAATGAACAATGGCAAAATTTAATGATAAAATTTCAACGATACTTAACAGCCAACTACCAGAATTCGTTGTTGCTGACCACCCTAAATTTGCCGAATTTCTAAAAGTATATTATCAATTATTAGAATCAGCAGAATTATCCATAGATACCATTGAAGGCACAGATGGTATAACTTTAGAATCTGAAACAGGTCAATCAAATAATTTAGTATTAAACTCTAGTCGTAAAGATACAGCAAGAACATTATTAGACGCTAACGATAAAATTTTATTAGAAGAATCTACTTTTGGTAAATTTACAAGAGGTGAAACCGTAACAGGTCAAACTTCAAAGGCAACAGCTAATGTTTTAGTAGAAGATATTATTAATAATAGATTAATAATTACAGCGCAAAATAAATTTATAGATAATGAAGTTATTATTGGTTCTAGTTCAGGTGCTCAAGCAAACATAACAAATTATAAACCTAATCCTGTTAACAATATTGTTGACTTGGTAAACTTTAGGGATCCTGATGGTGTTATAAATCATTTCTTAAAAAATATGAGAGATGAGTTTTTAACAACTCTTCCTGAAAAATTAGCAACTAATATTGATAAAAGAAAATTAATTAAAAATATTAAATCAATGTACAGGTCAAAAGGTTCTGTACGAGGTCACGAAATATTTTTTAGATTATTATTTGGTGAAAATTCTACAACACTTTACCCTAGAGAGCAAATGCTTAAGGCTTCAGATGGTGTTTTTGATTCTTTAAAAGTGTTAAGAGTAATTGCTTCAATTGGTGACGCTAATCAATTAACAGGTAGAACAATTACAGGACAATCTTCTAATGCAACTGCCATTGTTGAAAACACATCTCAATTTCAAATTGGTGCAGAAACGGTAACACAATTAATTTTAAACGAAGATTCTATACAAGGTACATTTACGGTAGGTGAAGAAGTACAAGGTACATCATCCGACACAGATGATTTTTTTATCAAAGCAAATGTAACAGGTATTCCTGGTAATAAAAATATTACAAATGATGGTTCATTAAACTCAACAGATGACACAATTAAAGTTACAGCAGGTGGTGTAGGTGCATTATTTCAAGTTCAAGAAATAGGACCTGGTCAAATTACAGAAATAGTTATTGACAATGCAGGTACAGGATATAACATTGGTGATAGTTTATCATTTACAAATACTAATACAAATGGTAACAATGCAGCTGGCTTTGTTAAGATAGTAAATGGTGGTTTTTCTGGAGAAACTGGTACAAGCATGTCAACTGGTGACAGAATTGTTTTAGAAGATGAAACAACAAGAGGTGACTCTTATAAAGGTGATGTAATTGTTCAAGAAAAATTTACAGACTTACAACAAATAACAGATTTTTTTATTTCTAATAAAGGAAATGGATATACAACAACACCTGCCGTATCAGTTACATCATCAACTGGTTCAAATGCAGTTATAAAAGCTTACGGTGATGAAATAGGAAAAATTGTAAAAGTAAAAACAGTAGAATTAGGTAGAGGTTATGAAAATTCTCCTACACCACCAACTTTAACTTTCTTTAATAATGTTATTGTAACTAGTGTAACAGGAACATTTATTTCAGGTCAATCTATAACTAGTTCATCTGGAGGTTCAGGTACTATTGATAGTCTTGATACCGATAAAGGTTTATTAAAGATAAAAGATGTATCAGGAAACTTTAATTTAAATGATACATTAACATCTCAAACTTCAGGCACATGTACACTTAAAAAATCAGATGTTGCAACTGCTTCAGTTGATGTTGTTTCAGTTGCAGATACAGACGGTGAATTTATAAATGAAAAAGGTAAGTTATCAGAAACAACTATGAGAATACAAGATAGTTTATACTATCAGGATTATTCTTATGTAATTAAAGTAGGTCAATCAATTGCAAACTGGAGGGACGCATTTAAAAAAACAATGCATACGGCTGGTTTTTATTTTACTGGTCAAGTAGATATTGAATCAAGAATTACTGTAACTGCTGGTGGTCCTGTCAAAGGTGTAACTTCAGGCAGAGAAGAGGTACCTTTCTTACAAATTGCAAATACATTATTTGCTACTATATTTGGTAGAAGATTAGGAACAACAAGTGATGGTACATCATTAAGACCAAATGCACATTTAGAAGGTACTTTAGATGTAAGTAATGATTATAGGGATCCTTTTACTTCAAATACTAGAGATGTTACATTAACTAGAGAAGATATAGAAATTGATTATTTAAGTAGAAGAAGAAACATACTTACAGACCCTAGTGGTGTTAGACATGATGTAAGAAGTGGTTACGCATACGCAGGACCAAGATTTGGTACACTTAATAAATTTCATAATACAGCCTATGGTACATCATCATCTAATTCTTTTGCAACTACATTTGAAAACTTAAATAATTTAAGAATTACAGGCACAAAAACAGATTTTGATGGTCAGGCAATACCTTTGTTTATGTTTAATACAGAGGTGGGAAAAGCAATTAAGACAAACTATGCATTTCCAAGTCAATTAGCCGTAAGTGCTCATTTATTCAGTAATACATTAATAAAATTTGATACTACAAATTTAACTTTTGATGATACTACACCATAATAATCTTTATAAATAGTCATAAGGAATAGGAAATCATGGCAATAAATTTAATTAATAGAGGCTCAGTAGCAAATGACGGAACAGGTGATAATCTCCGTGCAGGTGCTGAAAAAGCTAATTCTAATTTTACAGAAATCTATACAGCATTAGGTGATGGTACTAATATTAGTGGTATTGTTAAGATTGCTGATGATAGTTCAACAGTTACAAGTATTTCTGCCAATGGCGAAACTTTAAAAATTCTAGGTGGTACAGGTATCACTTCAACTATTTCTGGTAATAACCTAACTTTAGCAGTTGACGGAACAATTATTACAGGTTCATCATCAACTACTTTAACAAATAAAACTATAAACGGTCCAGATAATACAATTACAAATATTGCAAATGGTTCATTAGCAAATAGTTCAATAACAGTTTCAGACGGAAGTAATACATCACCAGTAAATTTAGGTGGCACATTAACTTTTGCAGGTACAACTAACGAGGTTGATGTTGCTGAAAATGCAGGAACAATAACTTATGGTTTACCAAATGATGTTACAATAGGTAACAATTTAACAGTAACAGGTAACTTAACAGTTCAAGGTACTCAAACAACCGTAAACTCATCTACTATTGAAATTACAAATTCATTTACATTTGAAGGAACAACTTCAGATAATTTTGAAACAACTTTAAGTGTTATAGACCCGACAGCAGATAGAACGGTAAATTTACCAAATGAATCAGGTACGGTTGTTTTACAAACAAGTTCAGATACTTTAACAAATAAAACTTTATCAGACGCTTCAATAACAGGTTCAACAGGTACTATAAATTTAACAAGTACAGATAATAGAATTAGGTCATCATACGCAGGCACAGGTTCTTTACCAAGTAATACAACATACGAAGGTATGTTTGCTTGGGACTCTACTGGTAATAATGCATATGTGGCCGACAATGCAGGTTGGGTAAAATTAGTTTCTGAAAATGATAGTGTTGGTGCATTATCAGATGTTAATATATCAGGAGTTGCTGATGGTAATGGACTAATTTGGAGTTCAGCACAAGGAAGATTTAACGCAGGCTCATTGCCTTCTACTGGTTTCAGTATTGCAATGGCTGTAGCTTTATAGTAAGGAGAAAAGATGGCACAA